TTCTACATTAGGAATGAGTTTCGGTAAACCACCGGCACCAATTCCAGTAGAAATAAAAACTGTAGAGGTAAAGATTCCAATCATTCATCCGGAATTACCTAGACAGATCGATCTCAAAACACCGCAATGGTATGTGGTGTCTGAGAAAAATATTGAAACGTTTCAAACAGATATTAGGAAACGTCATGCAGGTGATTTAGTATTTGTTGCAATGTCCGTAGGGGACTATGAATTGATGTCTTACAACATGCAAGAGATCAAACGATATATAAATCAATTAAAGGAAGTCGTTGTATACTACCGTACAATGAATACGGATGAAGATCCAGAACCGGTAGTAGAAGAAAAGGAAGGTAACTAATGTATGAATATAATTGTAAAGTCCGCAGAGTTGTTGACGGTGATACTGTGGATGTCGATATTGATTGCGGTTTCGGCATTGTCTATGCTAACCAGCGCATTCGCCTATACGGTATTGATACTCCCGAATCGAGGACGAGAGATCCTATTGAAAAGTTTTTCGGGAAAATGGCAGGGAAGTTCCTATCGGACAAACTCGGAGAAGAGTGCGTACTCAGAACTCACAAGGACAAGTCGGGAAAGTACGGACGGATCCTCGGACAATTCTTAGTATATGATGGTGTCAGTGATACACAGATGACTGTGAATGACATCATGATTCGTGATGGTCTGGCAGTGGCATACCATGGTCAGTCTAAAGATGACGTAGAAGCAGAACACCTAAGTAACAGAGTTGTTTTAAGTGAACGATTAAATGTGGATCCTACTGATCCAAAAGTAAACCCATATCTATAGTATTAAGGAATTAGATTATGAGATGGAACGTGCTCGGCAATGGTGACCATGCGTATCAATTTAAAAGAGGAACTGAAGGTAAGTTATTAATATGTAACATGCCCCCTTTCGAGGTACCTAACACCGAAGTCTTTGCTACCTGTATGGTAGACTATAAAATGATGGGTGCATTAGCAGAAGGTAAGATCCAGTTGGATATGTACGACTGGATCCTTGGTACACGTCCAAGACACTGGATGGAAATGAATCCTGCATTCTACATGAAGTATGCACAGAAGATTAAAGCAATGCATACGCACGTACCAGAGTATGCACAACTACAGGGACAGGATGCCAATCAAGCGGCAACCAATTATAGTTGTGGTCATATGGCAGTTGATTATGCATGTCGTGTAAAGGGTGCGACTGAGGTACACATATATGGTTTCGACTCTATGTTCGATACCACTTTAAGAAGTTATACAGACCTACTACTCGAATCAGATCGTAGTAGTGAAAACACCTTTCGTCTCGCAAACAATTGGAGACCCGTTTGGACTGGATTGTTCGAAGAATTTGACAAGACGGAGTTTTTCCTGTATCATAGTCATGATAGGATCAAATTTCCTATCGGCAATAACGTAACTATTAAAGTGGAGAAGTAATGAAAATATTAGATAAAATCAAATCAATCGCATGGGAAGATGTAAGAGACTCAGCAATAGATGTCCTTACATGGTTTATTGAGGAAGTGATGATCACCTGTAAAGATATTAAGAGTACGCATATGGTTTACCCAAGGGTAATTTATACTGCATTAGTCTTAATCTTGATTGCTCTATTTGTATAAATAAGAGTATCAAACTAACAACAGAGACTCACTCTCAATGAAGAAGTTCAACCATTTTATAACAGAACAAGAACTAATGCAGAATACTGCCGAAGACTTGATGGAGAAACTCATCACGTTCGGTGGTAAAGCATATCCTAAGTTCGGTAACATTGTCGTAATGGCAGGTGGTGCAGGATCTGGTAAAGGTTTTGTTCTTAACAAGTTGGTTGGTGTAGAAGGGAAGGTGTTTGACGTTGACGAGTTGAAGAGACTTGCATCTAAAACACCCTCTATCAAAAAGAGAGTAAAGAAAGAACTTGGTGTTGACATCGAAGCACTTGGTAAAGATCTAAAGAATCCAGAGAACGTATCTAAACTACACGATATCATCGCAAACTTTCTTGGAGCAGATAAAGGTAAGGAACGTATGTTCTACCGTTCTGTTCTCACGTCACCTGCTGATCGTAAACCAAACATCATCTTTGATATGACCTTTAAAGAGTTAAGCAAACTTGAGAAGGTTGCCAATGATGCATCTAAGTTAGGTTACGACAAGAAGAACATCCATATCGTATGGGTAGTGAATGACATCGAAGTTGCACAAGCACAGAATGCCAAACGTGCACGTAGAGTTCCTTCAGAGATCCTAATCAACACACACCGTGGTGCCGCTAATACCATGGGTGATATCATCAACATGGGTAATAAACTCAAGAAGTATATGGATGGGGATATCGTATTCGCATTCAACAAAGTTGGTGTTGATGCTAACCTTGCAACATCTGGTAAGGGTGGTTCGTATGTTAAAGATGCGAATTACTTCTACGTCAAGAAGCAGGGCAAAGCACCTACTTCTATCGATAAGTTAGATAAGGATATCAGACGTAAGATTAAGGGTTATGTACCTAAGAACGTAGACTGGGATTAATCAAACTTACGAGTACTGTAAGTACTAATCATATTATCCAGTATAGCATATTCAATTGACTTCTCTTCTTCGGTCAAACCTCTGAAGTGGTCGTCCCAAATACTACGCATAGCAAACACTTCGTTTAACCATTCTTGGTTCTCGTGTACTGCCCCATCAATATGTTTGGTGGCATCATGACTCTGGTAATTCAAATCAATGATATCAAATCCATTCTCACAGTATGGTGCGAATGCACTTCTAATGTGGTGATGTGATACTTCGGTATCTTCGGTTTCTTTAGGAACACCTGCAAATATAACACAATCATAATTAGTGTCGGGTGGTGTATCTATACTAACAGTCTCTTGACCATGCTTATATTGTTGACTCATTGGAACAAGATCCATGTCATATCTTTTATAAAGACCATGCATTATACCACGATGACGTGACTCTGGTGGTACGGCAGTGTGTATCTGAGTAAAGTATCCGTCCAGTTTCCAGTAACTATATGCTTGAAATACCATAGGTAAGAACTGAATCCATATATTAGGATCAGTCATTGTTTCTGCAATAGACTTATATGGTGGAGTAGCAAACAAATCTCTATCGGATCCACGTGGGAAAGACCAGTTTTTCTGTCCTGTGTTAAAGCATCCTACGAATAGGATCTTAGAATATCCACGGAGAGTGATATAGTTCAGTATCATGGGGACGTAATTAAAAACTTCACTTACTGCGTGAGAATGCCCGTCTTCCCATTGAACGTCAATATCATTTTTACGTTGCTCTGCACCAAGTAGGTAGTTTAACTTACCCCATTGATTCTTCTTGGTTTCGTTATGAATGTATCTGCCGACAGAAACTCGTTCTCTTCGGTGACCATCCGCAACCAATTCATTGACTGCTCTATAGATCATGGTTATCCCTTGTAAATTTTTTGTATGTGGTCTTCGAACTGCTCGATCTTATCAAGTCGTTTGGGCCACAATATGTAATCCTTTTCTGGATTCTGTTTAAGATTGTTTAACAATGGTTGTATCGCATTGTATAACTTATCTAATCGTTCTGTTGTTGAGTCTGCACTTGATGATGCTTCTACAACCTTAGTTTGTGCCTCTTGCACAACATCCAGTTCATCTGCATCAACAATAGTGAACCCAAAATCAAATAGTTCTTCACTCATATTTATACCTGTATGGTTTGTTTCTTCTTATTCTATTTATATATATTAGGGTATTAACTGGAGAAAAAAGATGAATCCAAATAACGAAATAAAATCAACAATTAAAGAGTTCTGCGACTATAGACCTATGTCAGAGAATGCCCAGATACGAGAAGACTTTGAACAGATGTACAAAGATGATCCTAATATCTTTTATTTACGTATGGCACTTGAGAATCACCTCGGTCAACGGATGGTGTTGCGTGGATAAATGGTGGAAGATCTGGAAACACGCACTCGGATCTTTCGATGAGGAAGACGGGTACGACCCAGTTAATGAGAATAGAATCTCAATAATTAGATCGTTTATCGTGTTTACCAATCTACTATGTGGTTGGATAATTATAGTCAACATTGTTAAGGATTGGATATGAGCAAGTTGTGGAGACTTTGGGCAAAGAGTCTGGGTGAGAAGGTAGGAGAAACAGATCAACAAGCAGACAGCATTGCAGTCATACGAACAGTATGGTGGTTTACTCATATGGCAACATGTATCTTTATTATACTGAATGCTATTGCTAATCATGGATGGGGTCTTATCGGACTATGATAGAACACTACCAACTAAAGGGTTGGGCAGTTATACCAAACGTATTTTCAAAAGAAGACCTTGACATTATGACCGATTGGGGTTATAATATGAGAATCGAATGGGACAAGCACAGTACATGGAAAGGTGTTCCGTGTGCAGGTAAGTTCTCAGAACCCTTGACAGAGATCTATACATCTGTTATAATGAAAGACCTTGCGACACAGATACTGGGTACACCGCATTTGTTTAATGATCAGATGGTATACAAGTTACCGCACGATAAGATGGACTTCGTCCCCCATTATGATAACCAGTATTCTTTTCAAAACAAGAGCAATCATATACACACAGTGAATCTAAGTATTGCTATAGATGACTTCACCAGAGATAACGGTGCATTGTTTATCAAGAGTCAAGATACAGGTGAATGGGAAACTGTATTACCCAAGGCAGGAGATGTTGTTGCTATCAATGGATCAACGATTCATGCGTCACACGAGAACCAAAGTGATGCTCCACGTGGATTGTATGCGTGTGTCTACACTGCCGAACCAATGAAAATGCATGGATATTACTCACAGTTATTCCAAAAAGTTCTAAAGAAAATTAAAATATTTACAAATAACGCTTGACTATATACACACCTTCGTGTATAATTACACTTGTAATTGAAACGATAAAGGAAATATATTATGTTTAATAAGTACACAGCACAAGCAACTACGGGCATCACTGGTTCATTCTCACTATGGAATGGTTTAGATCTTGCTAACCTAAAGACAGAATGTGGTTTAGGTGAAACTCCAATAGTTGACAAAGAAGTCAATCGATCCAAGAAGAAGCATCTCGTAAGTGATCTCATGCAATCCGATGAGGGACTCAAGTACGACTTGATTCTTAACATTATGTTGGAGGACAAGGTTATTACTATGGACTCTAAGGTTCAGATAGGTTTCAACGGTGGACTCAAAGAAGTCTATGTGTGTAAAGAAAAGAGTGCCTATAGAATCTGGCGTAAGACTTATTACGGAAAGAAGAGAAGTAGTGATTCTTATGATGACGAATAATTTGCTAATAGACTTGACAATGGGTATCTTAGGTGTTATACTCATGGTTGTGTGGTTTGAGATAAAAGGTATGAATGATGAAGAAGACCAAGACGAGTAATCCTGTCGCAAAACACTTGCGTACCTTTAACAAGGGCAAGGTCTTCATTGATCGCAAGAAAGAAGAGAAGAAGAACCCCAAGCAATATTATGGAGATAGTGATGAACATATTCGCATTAGATAAAGACCCTGTTATATCTGCACAGATGATGTGCGATAAACACGTGGTTAAAATGGTTACAGAATACGGACAGTTGTTGTCTACTGCCCATCGTGTATTAGACGGTGAGTTGTGGTACGACAAGACTAAGTCTGGTGCCAAGATCAAACGTTGGAAACTGAAAGAGGATGCACGTCAGAGTCTCTTGTACAAAGCATCCCACGTCAACCATCCATCTAATATCTGGGTTCGTGAGAATGCAGAGAACTACCGTTGGATGTACAAGCACTTTCAAGCAACTGCCAAAGAATACGAGTATCGTTACGGACGTGTCCATGCAACCTATGACAAACTGTCTGGGTTATTGTGGTTTACACCACGTAATGCTGATCAAGTACCAAAGATGACTGAGATACCACAGTGTATGCCAGATTACTGTAAACGTGATGATGTAGTAGATGGTTACCGTAACTACTATCGTAACGAGAAAAAATACTTTGCTAAGTGGAGCAAACGTGAAGAACCTTTTTGGTTTTCTGAGTGAGACTGAATATAGCACGTTTAGTGCTAATCATATGGTTATCTTTCAGTCAGTCTTCGGAAGACGATTTATACGGAGTACTAAGTAGTATTCGTAGAATGAAAGAATGCCGTGTTATAATTAACGCTTGACAAACAGTAAGGAGTTTGTTATAATGGGTACAACAATGAGATATCTTAAATTAAGAAGTGCTCAAGAGAAGTTGAATATGAAGAAACGTGCGAGAGCACAAGACGCATTGTTTCAACGTGAATTAAATAAAATGATAGGAGATGACCCACTATGGGATACAGTAGTAAAGAAGAATTCGACACAGCAGTCGAAGGTGCAGTAGAAGTACTGAAGGAGACTTACATCAACAACATTGTCTACGTGCAGGAACGCATGAAAGATAAAGCTGAAGAGGATGAGTTGAAGCAAATCGAAGAGATTATCTTAGCAACCGAAAAGATGATTATCTTTTTTATGCAAAGTGATGAGTGGGTTAAGAACCTACATGAAGAAGCAAAGAATGCAAACAGTGAAGAAGGGGAGTTAGTAGAAGATGATGACACCGAAGCAGATAGAATCGAAGAAGCAAGGAATAGTTGATGAGTTGCGTCAAGGTATCGTACACCTACAGTTTAAGAAGGTGAATGGTGACTTACGCAATATGATCGGCACTTTGAATAGGGATCTTATTCCCGCAGAGAAGCACCCACAGGAAGGCAAGGAACGTAAGGAAAATGAGAACCTTGTTGTGCTATTTGATACCGAAGTACAGGACTGGAGATCATTCAGAACTGAGAACTTAGTTGAGTATAGTCGTGGGGTATAAAGTAACTAAAGGTGGTACGAAGAAAAAACGTACTATGACAGATGCACAGAAGAAAGCGGCATCCGAACGTCTTGCGAAAGCACGTGAGGCAAGAGGACATGACGGATCTAAATCTGTGCACCCATCGTTACTTGATCTGGAGTTATATCCAGAAGACAGTCCTATACATTGGAAGAAAGTCCGTGTATGGGTAAAAGAGATAACTGGAGAACTGAGTGCCAAGAAAGCATTACGTGATTCTAAAGTCTCGTCCGAGAGGCAACAGTATCAGACACTTCAAGTTTACTTAGGTAATCTGAAGAGATACTTAACCTCTGGAGAATGGCATGACCATAGGTATGGTAGACACATGGAAGGTAAAATGCGTACAGTAGTGTATGCTATGGCATACTATCCAAGTGGTAGACCCAAGAGAACTATCGGTCATTTTTATAAAGATGTAGGTGAATACACCGAGGAGATGAAGGAAGTTGACGATAGAATTTACGGTACCGACCACTACCGAAAACCAAAAGGCGGAAGAAACACCATTCATGAACAAGAAGAAGTTCTCGAAGATGGTGGAGAAAACGGTCAAGACCTCTGGTCTTAACTATATGGACTCGATAGTCCACATGTGCGAAAAAAACAATATGGAAATTGAGGACATAAAAAAGTATCTTGAGAAAAGTATTATCGAACATCTGGAATTCGAGGCAATGAGTTTAAACTTTTTAGAGAAAAATAATACTCTAAATGTTTAGAAAACGCTTGACTTATGCGTATAAATAGGTTATACTGATTATGTTGAAGTGAAAATACACTGAAAACAATTGTAATATAAACTGCACACAATGCACATACTGGAGAAAATATATGTCTTTTGCAAACCTAAAGAGTCGCACCAGCGACATTTCAAAGTTAGTAACCGCTGCCCAAGAAGCATCGGGTTCTACTAAAAAAACCAATAAATACACAGACGAACGTCAGTGGAAACCAACCGTTGATGATAACGGAAACGGTTACGCAGTCATTCGTTTCCTTCCTGCTATGGAAGGTCAAGATATGCCTTGGGTACGTTATTGGGATCACGGATTTAAAGGCCCTGCGGGTCAATGGTACATCGAGAAATCGTTGACTACCCTTGGTTCTAAGGATCCTGTATCCGAACTGAATTCACGCCTATGGAATTCGGGTAT